TAATCAAAAAATAAGTTTTGAGAATATAAAGAAGTTGATAAAAATATAGCTAGTATTGGAATTAAATGTTTCATATTAATAAATATAAGTAATATTAATGTAATATGCAAACTGTGTATTACTTCTTTAAACCTCCCTTAACCCTTACTGTACAGGCGCTTGGCTTCCGGTAGAATAGACGTTATATTTATGAGGTAAGAGTTAAGAAATACTTAACAAATAATTAAAAAAAATAAAAGTTATGTTAAATTTAGAAAAAAGTGAGTTTTTAAGTAAAAAAGAATTAAAAGAAGTTTGCCCTGTTATATTTGCTGAAAAGGCATCAAATGAGGTTTCAAAACATTACACACATATTCCAACAAGTAAAGTTATTGATGATATGGCAACATTAGGTTGGGGAGTTGTTGATGCAAAATCTGTTAAAGCTAGAAAAAATAGCACTAAAGGTTATCAAAAACATTTAGTTGTGTTTAGAAATAATGATGTTGTAATTAATGGTGAAGATGGAGATACAGTTTTTCCACAAGTATTATTAACAAATAGTCATGATGGTAAAAATGCATTTACTTTTACTGCTGGATTGTTTAGAATGGTTTGTGAAAATGGATTAGTTATTTCAACTACACAATTTGAAGATGTTAAAATGAGACATATGGGTTATACATTTGAAGAGTTACAAGGTAAAATCAAAGGAATGGTTGAAAAATTACCTTTAACTGTTGAATCAATGAATAAAATGAAAAATATTGAATTGGAAGAAGAAAAAGCAGTTGAATTTGCTAAAAAAGCTTTAACAACTCGTTTCAATGAAAAAGAAATGAAAAGGATTAAAATTGATATTAAAGATATTTTAACACCAGTTAGAGTTGAAGATAGTGGAAAAGATTTATGGTCAATATTTAATGTAGTTCAAGAAAAAGTTATTGATGGTGATTTCACTTATATTGCAGGTGGAAAAGTTAGAAAAGCAAGACAAATTAAAAACTTTAAACAAGATCAAAAAGTTAATAAAGAATTATTTGAATTAGCTTTAGAATATACAGTTTAATATTAAAATTAAATTACAAATTAGCCCCAAATATGGGGCTTTTTTATTGGTATAAACACGTCTATTAGACGATTTAAAACGCCAATTTAATATTTATAACCATAGACATAAACTATGGACGCATACATTGATATTTTAAAACAAGCTATTAAATATAATACTAAAGAAATTGAAGAGAATGCTGAAAATTATTCAATGAGTGAAATATTTTATATGCGAGGTTATACACAATCTCTTAAAGATGTTTTAATTGATTTAGAAGAAAACGATCTTGAAGATAGGAGTAAATTTTATACTTTAAGAAAATTCAATTTAAACTAAATTTGCCTTCCCAAATTTCCTTTCACATATTTATAACCAATGATAGACATTGATAAAATATTTGGTATGTTTGGTAAGGATGATCCTAATGAAAATTACCCTGAACCTTCTAAAGAAGAAATCAAAGGAATAATTGGATTTGATGAATTCAGGACTACTCCTACTTATCATTTAAAAATGTTTCAAAAAGTGGTTTTAAACCATATGACCTTCCAAAAAAAGTTAATAAAATTATTTAAAGAATCAGATCCTGAATTAGGTGATTTTGGAGATTTAGAAGAAGCAGGTCAACATATGGCTTTCTATAGAGGTTGGGATTATTTAAAATTAACTAATCTTGATAAAGAAATGTGGCGTGATTGTGTGAGAATACAAGACCCAGAAAAACTAGGAGAGGCACTTTCCTCAACATTAAATTTCTTTGAATCCATAGAAGAATACGAAAAGTGCGCCTTTATTCAAAAAATTATAACTTTTCTAGAAGATAATTTGGCCCCCAAGAACTAAGATGTTATATTATGGATACGGGTTTAAAGAAGAACTAATAAACTCGAAACGATAATAAAAACAAAAACGAGAAACGAGAAACGTGACTCGGTTGAATATAAGGGGGTAGGATACTCTCACTGTTTTTTATTAATAAAATTTGATATGAGAAATAAAAAGTTAATGCAACGCCGCCTACAGACATTAGATGGTAAATTTAAGAAATTGGATATGGAAATCCATAGAGGTGGAACTAGAGAAACAATTAATGCTGTTCAAAGAGAAATTGTTGAAGTAATTCAAGATCTAAGAGATATTGTAGATAGAGAAAATGATTAATATGGAATTAAAAGCAGAACAAATCCAATCAAATTGGGAAAAAATGTTAGGTTATATTAACGCCTACATTTCAGATCCTAGAAGAGAAAAATTAATTGAGTTTTATAAAAAACATGAAGAAGAAATCATGTTAATGCCTGCTTCTCATAAAAAAGCTTACCATAATTCATTTCCAGGTGGGTATGTAGATCATGTTAATCGTGTAATTGAAGGTGCTTTAGCAACTAATAAAATATGGGTTGAATTCGGAGCAGAACAAAATTACACAGTTGAGGAACTTGTATTCTCAGCTTTAAATCATGACTTAGGAAAACTAGGAGATGAAGATAATTATGCTCACATACCATCTCAGGATGAATGGAGAAAAAAGAATTTAGGTGAGATGTATCAATTTAATGATGCATTACCTTTTATGTCAGTACCAGAACGTAGTATAAAACTTCTAGTAGACAATGACATTAAATTAACTAAAAATGAATGGTTAGCAATAAGATTACATGATGGATTATATGATCCTGCTAATGAACCTTATTTAAAAGCCTTTATGCCAGAATTAAAACCAAGAACATCTTTAATTTATATAGTACATCAAGCCGATTTAATGGCTGCTAGAATTGAATTTGAAAAAGAATGGTTACCTAAATTTGGAAAGAAGGAAGTAAAGAAAGAAAAAACAAAAACAAACATTAAATCAAAAGCTCTTGGTTCTATTAAGAGTGAAGGTTTAAAGAATATGTTAAATAGTCTATGATTGAAATAGTAATAATATCAGTGTTATCAGTTTTAGCTGTAATTTTAATATTTACAACTATTAACCTCCTTAAAAAGAATGAAAAACAAGAAGATATCCTTATGGGTTATATTCAATATCTAGATCAAATTTCTAAAACTATTGAAGCTTCTGATAAAAAACTTAAGGAAATTGATAACGCAGGAACCTTTAAATCTGATGATGAGGTAGGACATTTTTTCAAAGCTATACAACAAATTCAAAATATCCTTAATGATTTTAAAGTAAAAAGAATCAAGTAATTGTGAGTGAAAAAAAAGAAAAGAAAAAGGTAGTCAAGAAAAGAAGACCTAAATCAAAAAACTATTTCACTCAGGCCACTGAGGATGCTATAGTTAGATATAATAATAGTGATGACCCAGAATTAAAAAGTAAAATATATGGTAATGAGATCCATTATCCATTTTTTAAACTTACAGAAAATATAATTCATACTTTTAAATTTTACTATACAGAAGTAGATAAAATAGAGCATCTCCAACATGAAATAATAACATTTTTATTAAAGAAAATTCATTTATTTGATCCTAGTAGGGGCGCTAAAGCTTATTCTTATTTTGGTACTATAGTAAAACGTTGGCTTATACTATATAATACTAAAAATTACAAAAAACGAATAGACAAAGCACCAGTTGAAGACTTATATAAGGATGAAAAGTATTCTTATAATCTAGAAGATGATAAAGGTATAGAAAAATTATCTTATTTCATGGATAGATATATTAAATATGTTGAAGACAATTTTGAAAAATTCTTCCCAAAAGGAAATGATGCCCAAATAGCAGATGCTATATTAGAATTATTTAGAAAAAGAGAAAGTATAGAAATTTTTAATAAAAAAGCCCTATACATCTATATCAGGGAAATAATGGCCACTAATGGTCTAGAAGTAAAAACTCCTAAAATTACAAAAATAGCAGGTAGATTATATAATTTATTTAAAGACAATTATATTTTCTTCTTAAATACAGGCTATATAGAATTTCAAGAAGAGTAATTCTTCATATTTATACCCATAAAAATCTAATAAATATGAGCCATTTAGATAAAAAAATATTCGGGAAAAAATCCTACTCTGATCTCTTAAAAGAGATATATGACAACCAAAAGAAAAAAGAAAATCAAATTAGTGCATTAATTAATGAATTAAAACCATTAATCAGTGATATAGGTGATGCTACAATGATTGTACCACTTATTAAAGAATATATGGAATTAGGTATTAAAAATGATGAAGCACTTATTAAAGTTGCAACTATCTTCCAACGTATATTTGCAAATGAAGGGACAGAAGAAAATGGATTTGGTATTTCTGAAGAAGAAAAAGAACAATTACTTTCCGAAATAAATAAACTCCAATTACCACCCAAAAAAGAAAATAAAGATGATTAGAGAATTTGGATTTAATAATCAAACAGATACATCTCTATCAGATTTTAAAGGTAATATTATAACGGGTAGGGTTAAAAATATCTACTTGACTGGAACTGATGATGAAGATTTAGGTTGTATTGAAATTGAATCTATTGCTAATAAAACAAACACAACACAAAAAGCTTACCCTTTTTTTCCAAATAATACTTCTTATCCTTTAATAGATGAAATAGTTTTATGCTTTAATTTACCATCACAATATATAGGTTCACAACAAGCTAATGAAAAATTATATTATATAAATACTGTTAATATTTGGAATAACCCACATGTAAATTTTTATCCAAATCCTGACAAAACTAACGGTAATATACCATCATCAGAAAATAAATCCTATAATCAAATTTTTGACTCATCCCCAGTAAATTTATCATCTAAGGCTAATGAATCTCTTCCTAGTATTCAGGGTACATTTAGAGAAAGAGATAATATTCATCCCTTACAACCTTATATGGGTGATGTTATCCAACAAGGAAGATTTGGCAATAGTATAAGATTTGGTAGTACCAACCAAAGACCAGATAATAATAATGGAATAAATGATTGGTCTAAATATAAAGGTGAGAGTAGAATATTCAATACCCCAACACAAGCCCAAACTGGTGATCCTATTTTAATTTTAAGAAATGGTCAACCTATATTAAATAGTGAATTACCAAATAACCCATGGACTCCAATAAATGAAAAAATAAATTGGGATTTATCTTCAATTTATATGACCTCTAATCAACAGATACCTATTGAATTTAATGGTAAACCTTGGAAAAATCAAATTGAATCATTCACTGAAGATAATCAACCTATAGAACCTAAATTATACGCTGGTGGTCCCCAAGTTATAATAAGATCTGATAGATTAGTTTTAAATGCTAGACAAGATAGTATATTATTAAATGCTCAAAAATCAATATCTTTATCATCAACAGACAATATTAATTTTGATACTAATAAAATGGTGATAGAGTCTCAAAATGTAAAATTAGGTAGTTATGATGCTACTGAATCTTTAATATTAGGAGATACTTTTTTAGCACAACTTGATCAAGTAATGGAAGCACTACAAAATCTTTGTGGTGAACTTTCAAAAGAACAAAACTGGCCATCAGGTGTCGCTGTCCCTAAAGCTAATGTAATCACCACAGCATTAGCTCTACAAAGTATAGCTGGAGGAGTTTCTAAAAATATAGAATCCTTTAAATCAAAAACCATAAAAACTAAATAATGGCATCTATTAATATTATAGGGAAAGTTATTGATACTGTTACTAGGGAGGGTTTAGTAGGTGTTAATGTTAAAATCTTACAAAATAACAGTAATACTGGTTTAGGTTTTGCTACTGGTTTAGAAGGTAATATCAATTCTAATATAAATTTAGAAGTTGGAACTTATGTTTTTGAATTTTCATTTATTGGTTATACTTCAAAAACAAGAACAAGAAAAATTACACCCACAACAAAACAAATTAACCTAAACATAACAGAATTAGAAGAATCTGATACATTATTAGATACTTTTGAAACAGTAGCACCACCAAACTTATCAATATCAGGTAGTGTTATAGATAAAAACACAAACACATTCCTATCAGGAGCTACTATATTATCATCAGATCCAAAAGGAGAATCAAAATCCCAAACAAATGGTAAATTTACTATATCTTTAAACATTAAAGATTCTAATATAATTACTAAACCTAAAGAAATCAAAGAAGATACTAGTATTAATACTGTTGTTGTAGGAGGTGTATCTTGGGCCACAGCACAATATATGCAAAAACAGTGGGAATTAGCAGGATTATCAACAGATAGAGTAGAGTTTATAAATTATAATGAAAAACAAAAATTCCAAGATACAATAACTCAACCCTCAGTTAGAAATATAATGGGTTTTTCAGGTGGTGGTAATTTAATTTGGCCTGAGGTAAATAAAGATTTTGATTTTATAGGTTTAATAGACCCATCAGCACCTAAAGTAATTAAATCAATTCCAGGTCTACCATCAAACGTTAAATTAGTTTCTAATTCAAATAATTGGATTGGTAATAAAGGAACATCAAAAAGTTTTTTATATAATAATTTATTATCTATGGAACGTAATGGTGTATCCAATAAATGGGGTACAAGACATAAACAAATGCCTTTAAAATTTTTCCAAACTTATAAGGATTTATTTATTGCTAAACCTGAAGAGAATAAAGAAGTTATAACAACATATAAAAACTTTAATATTTTATTAGCAAAAGAAGGATACAACCAAGTAGAAGTCCCAGCAGTAAATGGTGATGGTACATTAAAAAAAGACCTAGGTAAAATAAAATTAGTCCCAATAAAACAAGATGTAAAAGAAGAAATAATCAAAAATAAACAAATAACTGAGGTTCAAAAGGAAATCCTAAATGAAGATACACCTAAAGATTTTACATCTTCGGTATTAAAGAAAGTATTTCAAACTATTCAAGATAGATTAATACCTATAATACTTCAACAAATAGCAGCTTTTGGTATTTCTAAGTTTAATGAAGAGGTTATTAAGAATATAAGTAGTTTACCAAAGACTTGTCCTCCTAATATAGATGCTTTAAATATAGTAATAGCTAAAAAAAACAAACTAACAAAACAATTAAATAATTTATATAAAAGTATTAATTCAATTAATAAATTTCTCAATATACCAGAAATGACAATTGAAATATCAGAAAAAGCTGTAGTAGCAGCTAAAATAGGATATAATGTTCAAGCTTTTATTCCATCAACTGTTGCAACACCTAATCCTGTAGGGCCAATTCTATTAGTAAAAGATCTAATTGATAAATTAGAAGATTTAATTAGTATTCTCAATAAAAAAATTGGAACAGGAACTATACAATTAAGACTTATAATAGAAGAATTAAAAAAAGTATTAACTTTACTTAATATATTAGATGCTTTAATTCAAAGTTGCGCTGAAGAAATAGGAGGAACAGCTGAACAACAAACTCAAGTATCAAATGAATTATTAAACTCAACACAACAACAATCAAACCAATTATCACCTGTTGTAACTAATGTAAACGGTTTTGAAATGGCTGTTATAACTGTAGATAATGTTACAATTAATGGATTAAAAAGAAGAAGAGCAATAGCTAGAAATAAATCAGGAGTTATAATGCTACAGGGGGAACCATCATTTTCATCAAATGATCAAATTTTAATTGATGAATTAGTATTTTATATTCAACAAAATGATTTAAAAGCAGACTAGTATAATATTTATAAAAAACACAACATGAAAACCACGTTATTAAAAAAATTAATCAAGGAATCAGTTAAAGAAGCTATCCAAGAAGAATTAAAAGAAGTTTTATTAGAAGCTGTAAGAGCACCTAAACCAACTTCAATTCAAGAAAATAGAACAATAACATCAACAACACAAGTACCAGTTGTACAATCACCACCAGCTCATTCTTTAATGGATAAGAAAAAAGCATATATGGATGTATTAGGAGAAACTGCTATAAATTTAAATAGCAGTCATGCTCAAAATTTTAATTCTCAACCTTTTAAACCACAAGGTAATGTAGATACTACTTCACCAAATGGTCAACTACCAGGAGGAGAAGTAAATATGGATCAAATAATGGGATTAATGACAAATAGATAATGGCGTTTAATGCTCAACAAATATCACCAATTGACTTTAATAAAAGTGCAGCTGTAGGAGTAGATATTCCATTTTCATCCCCTGGAGTATTTAAACCTAATTATACAACGGCAGCTGCTATTAAAAATAATTTAATTAATTATTTCTTAACAAACCCAGGTGAAAGACCTTTAAATCCAACATTTGGTGGTGGATTAAGAGCATTCATTTTTGAACAAATTACAACAAATAATTTAGATTTTCTAGAACAAAGAATTTCTAATGATCTAGGTTTATTTTTTCCAAATATAATTATAGGTAATTTAGAAATCCTAAAACAGGAAGATAATAATACCATAACAGTAGAATTAACATATAGTGTTTCAAATACTAACATTAATGATACATTGCAAATATCCTTTACATAATGGCAACAGTAGATAGAGACGTAAAATATATAAATAGAGACTTTTCTGATATTAGAGCTAAGTTAATAGAATTTTCTAAAACTTATTTCCCTAATACTTACAATGACTTTTCACCAACATCACCAGGAATGATGTTTATGGAACAGGCAGCTTATGTAGGTGATGTAATGTCTTTTTACTTAGATAACCAATTACAAGAAAATTTCACACAATTTGCTCGACAAACTAATAATTTATATGAGCTTGCTTATATGTTTGGTTACAAACCAAAAGCCACAGGTGCAGCCCAAGCAACAATAGAACTATATCAACAAGTACCAGCTAAATTAAATGGTTCAAGTTATGTACCTGATTATGATTATGCCTTAACTATAGGAGAAAATAGCACAATAGCATCATCTTTATCAACAACAGTAAATTTTTTAATGGAAGATAAGTGTGATTTTTCTTCATCAAGTTCTTTAGATCCAACAGAAGTATCGATATATAGTATAGCAGGTAATATACCACAGTTTTACCTTTTAAAGAAAACAAGAAATTCAATATCAGCAACCATTAATACACAAACTTTTTCATTTGGTTCTCCTACACAATTTCCAACAATTGATATAACAGGAAATAATATAATGGGTATTTTAGATATAGTGGATAGCGATGGAAATACTTGGTATGAGGTAGATTATCTAGGTCAAGAAATGATTTATGATAATATTAAAAATACAAATATTAATGATCCTAATGTAGTAAATGAAGATGAAGTTCCATTTTTACTACAACTTAAAAAAGTACAAAGACGTTTTGCAACCCGTTTAACTTCAGAAACAAATCTTCAAATCCAATTCGGAGCAGGTAATCCGAATGATGTGGATGAAAATATTACACCTAATCCTGACAATGTTGGTATTGGTTTACCATTTGAAAAAGATAAATTAACAACAGCATATTCTCCATCAAATTTCTTATATACTGGAACATATGGTATTGCTCCCTCAAGTACTACTTTAACAGTAAGATATTTAACTGGTGGTGGTGTTGCATCTAATGTTCCATCTGGAGATTTATCAACATTAGATACTTCAAATACTACATTCAATTCATCAAATTTAAATGCTACTACTTCTAATTATATTTTTGGAACTATAGCTTCTACAAATCCTGATGCTGCTGATGGAGGTCAAGCAGGTGATACACAGGAAGAGTTAAGACAAAATACTATATCAACTATAGCAGCACAACAAAGATCAGTTACATTAGATGATTATATGGTTAGAGCTTTAAGTATGCCTTCTGAATTTGGAACTGTATCTAAAGCTTTTATTGAAAAACCAAAATTAACAGATGATCAAGTTTCAACTATAGAAACATTAAATTTATGGGTTTTATCTCAAAATTCATCAGCTCAATTTTCTACACCAACACAAACATTAAAAAGAAATCTAAGAACCTACTTATCACAATATAGAATGATTGGAGATAATATTGAAATAAGAGATGCTTTTATTATTAATATAGCTTTAGATTTTGAAATAATAGTTTTACCTAACTATAATAACAGTGATGTTATATTAACTTGTATTCAATCTTTACAACAATATTTTGCAAGAGATAATTGGCAAATTAATCAACCTATATTAGTAAGAGATTTATTTGTTAGATTAGATAAAATTGAAGGTGTACAAACTGTAAAAGATATTATTATATCAAATAAAGCAGGAACATCATCAGGATACTCACAATATGCTTATGATATATCAGCAGCAACACAAAATAAAGTAATTTACCCTTCATTAGATCCTAGTATTTTTGAAGTAAAGTATCCTAATAATGATATTAAAGGTAGAGTAGTACCACTATAAAATTAAAACATGGCAGTTTATAAATTATTTCCATACAAAGACACAACCTTATATTCATTATATCCTGAAATGAATACAGGAATAGATCCTATAACATCTATCACTAATTTGAATATAGCTATAGATTCTAGTCCTCAAGTGTCTAGATTTTTAACAGAATTTGTTCAAGAAGAAATAGAAGATGTTATTAATAATAAAATTTCGGGCTCTCAATGGGATGTGGATTTTAGATCATTTATAGCAACTGCTCAAGGAATTGTAGAATCAACAGATTTATCAGTTCATCCAATAGCACAACCTTGGTATAATGGAACAGGAACATTTTTAGATGTACCTCAAACAACAGATGGTGCCATATGGTATTCCCCTAATTTTAAAGGTTCAATAGCTTGGTCTTCAAGTGGAACTGATAATACAAATCACTATGTAACTAGTTCATACAACTCAGCTTCAGTAGCAGCAGGGGGTGGTTCTTGGTATCATAGTGGATCAGATGGTACATTATATGCTGTAACACAATCATTTGATACTAGAAGTGAAAAAGATTTAAAAATAAATGCTAAAACAGTAGTATCATTATGGTACAGTAGTTCATTAGGTGTACCTGCTTCTGCTTCTTTACCTAATTATGGTTTTATTACTAAATGGGAAAATAGTGTTGAATTTAATAATAGTACCCAAATCCAACCTATAATGCAATTTTATAGTGTTGATACAAATACTATATACCCACCACAATTAGAGTTCAAATGGGAAGATTATCAAAGTGTTCTAACGGGATCTGCAACAGGAAGTATAGTAACAACAACTAACTTAGCTACAGCATTAGCAGAAAACCCAGGTGAATTTTTTCCATCAAGTGTGAACAGATTTAGATTTAATTTAGCTCCTAAATACCCAACCCCAGTATGGACAACATCATCTTTATTTACAGGAGTTAATTATTTACCAACTGCTTCATATTACGCAGTAAAAGATTTGGATACCAACGAATTTGTCATAGATTATGACACAACATATACTAAATTAAGTTCTGATAATGAAGGAAATTATTTTGACATTTACATGAATGGATTAGAACCTGAAAGATATTATAAAATTTTAATTAAAACTAATATAAATGGTTCTACAATAATATATGATGATAGTTATTACTTTAAGGTTATAAATGGATAATGGCAGAAAATATAAATTTAAATAAAGAAGTTTTTAATAAAAAGGATTATATTAAAACTATAAATCCTTCATTCACTCAATTGGGTGTGAAAACAGTACAAGAAGAATTAGATGAACAACCAACAGTTCAAGAATTTTTTGATATGTATAATACTTTATTTTATCAAATAAATGAGTTAGGTGAAACAAATTCCCATGAATTTTTAATTAAAACTAGCAGTGAATATATTAAATTTGATGATAATGATGAATTAATTCAAGCATTACAAGATGAAATAGCAGCATTAAGAGAAGATCTTTTGGAAGCTCAACAAAAATCAATTGAACAAACATAATAATAATGGCTGAAGTAGTTAGAATAAACCCCACTTCCCTTGAACTTCAATCCTATGAAGGTCAGGATTTATCATTGATTAATCAATTTGAAATTAATACTGCTTTAACAAGTTCTAGTTATATAGAATTTTTTATATATGATTTAAATCAAAATATACTAGTATCAAATACTAATTATAATAATTATACAACCTCAAATAATAGTATATCTCAAGTAGGTTCTAATACTATATTTAACCAATTTATGATATCTCCTGAAGATGATATTATAGGTGAAGGTTTTGATGAAGGAGAATATGTAGCTTATTATAACTTCTTAACAAAAAGAATAGGTGACTCTGCAACAAATTTATTCATATCAGAAATTTCACCAGACCGAACTGAGGTTAGATTAGATAGTACAACATTATCTAGTTTAGAGATATTAGAACAAACAAATGATTTTATTTCATTTAGAGATAATCAAGATTATTTTGTTGATTTTTATCTTAATTTTGGTAATAACATTCTAACAATAGCTAATAATATTAAATTAGAGGATGAAACTACAAATGATCCTACAATTTTAATTAAACTATATGAACCCCTACCATCAAATATTAATTTAAAAGATGAATTATGGGTGGTAACTACTTTAAATGAACCTGAAGCATTCCAAGTAACTTATCCTGTTACACCTTTTACAATTATAGACTCAACCCCACTACAGGGACCTAATTATAATATACCAATAAAAGGTCAAATAAATAATTCCTCACAAAATTTATCATACTCAGATATTATAAATGGAGCCCCTACAAGCTCAATGAACCAAGTAAATAGTCTATTAGAAGAATCATCTATAGATATAAGTGTTGATTATACAAACTTCTCAGATTTTATTCACTTTAGTTCAGCTCAAACAAGACTAGAAAATTTTGATTATAAAGTAGGATTAATAGAAAGTTATACTTCCCAATCTAATACATTAACTAATGTTACAAGTTCAACAACTAGTGTAACAATTTTACAATCAAAAATATCAGACATAATCAAAAACTTTGATAAGTTTGAATATTTTATGTATTATGATAGTGGTTCTAGTGCATCATGGCCTAAATCTAATACTGAACCTCCTTATGTTTTATATCCAACTACAAGTTCTCAAGCTTTAACTTGGTTAGGTAGTGCTGATGAGGGTAATTCAAATTATGGAGGAAGAATACTCTCAGCATCTTATTTTGATAACGCAAACCCAGATCAACTTAAAAAAGCAATACCTGAATATTTAAGAGAAGACCCAGATAATTTACAATATGATCTTTTTGTAGACATGGTAGCCCAATATTATGATAATGTTTGGTTATATACAAAAGATGTTACTCAAAAGTATAATGCTGATAATAGATTAGATTTTGGTGTCTCAAAAGAATTAGTTTCTGATGCTATAAAAGATTTTGGAGTCAAATTATATCAAAACAACTTTTCAACAAAAGATTTATATACTGCCTTTCTAGGATTAACACCTGAAGGAGCAACATTCCCATTTCCTAATATTACAGGTTCTCTACCCACTCCTACAGGATTTGAATATGTTGATACTTTAATATCAGCATCAAATGATATTATTCCTATGGATGATGTTAATAAATCTTTATATAAAAGAATTTACCATAATATTCCATATTTACTAAAATCAAAGGGAACTATTGCAGGGTTACGTGCTTTAATAACATCATATGGTATACCTGATACTATACTTAAAATATCTGAATTCGGTGGTAAAGATCAAGTAGATGAAAATGATTGGGATTATTATTTTAATAAATTTAATTATAATTTTAATACTGAAGGTACTAACTCACTTTCCACAACTTGGAGATTAGCTCCTGATTGGAATTCACCATCGAATAGACCAGCAACTGTTGAATTTAGATTTAAAGCAGAAGATATTTTACCTACTAATTTATCTCAATCTTTATTTAGTTTATATCAATCTACAACATTAAAATCAGATTTAGTATTAGAATATACAGGTTCAGGTTTAACAAGTGGTTCATATAGTGGTTCAAGACAAGACCCATATTATCAATATGCTAACCTAAAATGGATTCCAGATGTATCAGCAGGTAGTTCAGCTAGTGTATATTTACCATTTTTTGATGAAGGTTGGTGGTCAGTAATGATAACAAGTGGTAGTTCAAATGGGTATGAATTAACAGCAGCAAATAAAATATATAATGGTAATGATGGTACTTCTATAGGATTTATATCATCCGCATCTATAGCTACAGGTTCATGGAATTCATCTACAAATGCTTATTTTGCCACATCATCTACACATCAAGCATTTTCAGGTTCATTACAAGAGATAAGATATTATAACACTAGAATTAGTGAAAGTGTATTTAAAGATTATGTAATGAATCCTTTATCAACTGAAGGAAATAATATTAATTCATCACCAAATCAATTAGCTTTTAGGGCAGGTTTAGGAAGTGAATTAATAACATCATCATCATTAACAGGGAGTTCAATTCATCCTAAAATAACAGGTTCTTGGGTTATTACTCAATCTTTCTTCAATAATAATGAATATTATTTTAACTCAACACCTACCTACTCTACAAATACTGAAACTATATTTCTAGACCAATTCCCAGCAGGTATAAAAAATAGAATTACTGATAAAATTAGATATGAGGATAATTCAGTCCCAGCAGGAGACACATTATCACCTTTTAGAAGAGTAACACAAAATGTAGAAGCAAGTGCTTCATATACAGATAGTATAAACTATTTAGAGGTAGCATTTTCACCTCAAAATCAAATTAATGATGATATTATATCACAGATTGGATATTTTAATATAGGAGACTATATAGGTGATCCAAGACAAAGATCATCATCAGCCCAAATATATCCAGACTTAAATAATTTAAGTGAAGATTATTTTAAAAAATATATTAAACAATATGATTTAGTAGATTTTATTAGGTTAATAAAATTCTTTGATAATTCATTATTTAAAATGATTAAGGATTTTATTCCTGTGAGAACAAGCTTAGCATCAGGTTTAGTAGTAAAACAACATTTATTAGAAAGAAATAAATACCCTCAACCTCAAGTATCATATGAAGATAAAATTTATACAGGTTCTATCGATATGGTTGCTATATCAGGAGGAGCAGGAGGTGTGTTTAATAAATTTAACAGTCTAACTACATCACCATCTGGATCTTTAGGAGCAGGACCTAATAACGAATATAACATAACTCAAAGTTGGTCAGAAACATTTAAAATATTATCAGGCTCAGTTTCAAAAACAAATGATTCCCAATATGAATTTTATAATGGAGAGTTTAGTGGGTCTACATTAATAATATCAAATGGAGAATTAAATGAAGAATGTGATTGGGTTAAAAATGTTGACCCTCAAGGAGCTACTTATAAAATAAGATCATATAATTCAACAGATGATACTTTTGATAATTTTATAACACCTAGTAATCACCCATTTGATGGTTATATACAGATATGGTTCCAAGATGATTCAGCATCACCATTACCACCACCAAGTCCAAGTAGTTAAAAATATTTATGTAAAATGTCAGGAAAAGTAAGATATATAAAAATAGCAAGAATAGATGGAGATGGTAATGATATTACTAACACTCTAGAAAATTTAACTGAAATCACAATTCCTTTAAGCGCTGGTAATAGAACGTATCCTATAGTAAATAGAACTAGACAAAATGATTTTTATCTTTATTATGTTAACCCACCAGGAAATAATGATATACCATTAGCTGATCATTCAAATTTAAATTTTGATTTTTCTTCATCAATGGATGGTTCCTTCTCAGCAAGAACCCCTGTAATTGTAGATTTTAATAACATATTATATGATAGTCAATCATTTGCTACTACTGAAACTATCAATACTGGGGTAGGAACAACAACCGGAGAGGTGTACAAATTTCAAAATACATACCCTAGTGTAGGAACTAAAATAGTAGCAGGAGGATCCATAACAGCAACAAATGAATTATCTTCTAATTGGACTATAGCTTTAAATAGAAATGCTGAAACTATTGATCAATTAAATTGGCAACCTAGTGTTGATGGAGCAACTCAAAGTTACAATTTTGAATTTTCATCATCAGCTGAAGTAGCACCTAATGACTCATTTTTCTTAAGGGTTAATATAGATTCATCATTAACACCAATATCTTTCACCATCTCACGTTCAAGCCAATTTCAAATCACAACAGCAACTAATTCATCAGTAGATAGATCATTAATACTAGAACCTTACTTATCACAACTATTTTTTAATCAAGGATGTGATGTTTTAATTAATAATGTTAGTCAAGGAATACCAAATCCATTTGTTAATGATTTAGATTATTCAACTACAACCACAGTTCCAATAAATTTTGATGCTGTAGTAAGTGGAAGCGCTGTTAAATCAACTATACCACAATCCCATTATACTCAACTTTCATCTATAATACCAAGATATTTAGGGGCTAAATCTACATCACAAAAAATAAATACATGGACACCACCAACAGTAGTACAATACCCAAGTGCAAGTATCATCCTTGTAGATGAAGGAAATTTTGGTAAACTACCTAATGTAAATTCATTAAACAATGTGATATTATTTTGTGAATGGATAGGAGGAAATGCTCCTGAAAGAATGGATGCTGTGACAGCTAAAATTAAATATCTTATATATCAAGATGGAACTGTTGAAAAACCAAACTTAAATGAATTTTCATTATATAATCTCCAAAATGCTTTTAGAAATGGAGAAAATTTAGAAGCCACCTTAACAGCAGATGATCCAACACTTCAAAACTCACTATCAGGACTAAGAAAAATAATCAGAGGTGGGGCAAAAATTGAAAATATTCTTACAACACAATACGGATCAGTAACAGCAGCACCTGAAAATAATTTCCCAAATGATATTATTATAACAAATGCAAATCCTCTTGATACATCAAATCAATCTACAAATAGATTTGAATTTAATTATATAAGTAGTTCAAGCACTACATTAGGAGTTGATGGAGATCCTCTACAAAATTATACTCTTTCATTCCCTAATAAAACTTTTAACTTTGCTAATGATGCACCTGTTGATATAACAGATGCTGCTAGTTTATGGCAAGGTAATCATTATCATACTACCCCAGATAGTAATCAAAAAGGTATAGTTTCTACAATAAAATATAAATTAACAGTTAAAAATACAAATCCTCAATCATCATTAAAATGGAGAAGAAGAATAGCAGTTTATTTTGATTTGTATGATAATACAACTGGTCAAATGATACCTCCTTATAAATTAAAAACAAAAGGAACTAGAACTGAAACAGTAGGATATGATGGGGGTTCAAGCATTTCTGCTAGTCCACTAAATATAGTTGATTTGTATGATCCTACTCTTAGTAGATTTGGTGTAGTATTATGGGCTGAAGGTCAAGCTAATCAAAATAATTGGGATAATGAATGGAGAGCTAAATCTAATATTGAAATAGAATTTGATGTTCCTGGAATTAATCAAAATACTGCTATAGAACCATCACTGGTAGTATCATATAAAGAATTTGCAACATCACAAAAAGATGGACCACCTCAAGGAGATGAAACAGGATACCTAGTAATAGAAGAAGACGCATCAGTCAGATCATACCAATTCCCATCCCCAGATATAAACATTACAGCCTCACCTAATTCTAATGAACGGAATTATATATGGAGTCTAACTTCTTCCTACGCAACTGATACTAACGGAGATAATACATTTACTTTAACTTCATCAGCTGAATTATTTGAAGCATATGGAGGTGCTTATAAGCAAGAAACTGTGGATGGTTGGGGATTTGATACTATAACTTCTCCAATTGAATTCCAACCTGCTGATGAATTCAGATTTATGGGTGTAGAAACACAAACTTTTACTGTTGAAAGTGTAGAAGTTGATCCAACTGGAAATTTAGGTCAAGGCTCAATTAAAGTAACTTTTACAGAACCTTTACCAATTGCAAGTTCATACCAAGCATCAGGATCTCAAGCTACATTACAATGGGATTGGTTTAATGTTAGAAGATATACTGATAATAGTGATTATGTGATATTTCAAGCAGTCAAACCAGCTGGTGCAAGTGGTACAGCAATCATTAAACCTCAATATGTAGTAGATGAATTAGATAAAGGAGTAAATGAAATTATATTAGACCTTACTGAAAAAGGTTTGATTTCATAATATTTATTAGTATATTGTATTTATAACAAATAAAAAACATGGGATATTTAAATAATCAAGTTATAACAGTAGATGCCATCTTAACAAAAAAGGGCAGAGAGTTATTAGCTAAAAATGATGGTTCTTTTAGAATTACACAATTTGCATTAGCAGATGATGAAATAGATTACACACTTTACAACCCTGACAATCCATCAGGATCAGCATATTATGGACAAGCCATAGATGGAATGCCTTTATTAGAAGCATTTCCAGATGAAAGCCAAATAATGAAGTATAAATTAACTACTTTACCAAGAGGTACAGCAGTTCTACCAGTATTAAACTTAAATGTCTCCGCACTCACAATGCCACAAGGAGGTACTTTTACATTATCACCAGAAACATTAAATTATTTAGGTAATGCCTCAGCTGTAGAAACTTCTGGTTACACAGCTACAATAGCAGATGTTAGATTAATGTCTACATTTAATGGAGTAGGAATTCAAAGTACAGCAGCAACAAACCAAAATGCTACTTCAACAACAACATTAGGTACTAATGTATCTTCAACTGTAATAGGCACTCAGATTAATTTAAGAGCAACTACAGTTAATACTTTATTTGGGTCTAATACTTCAATTAATACAACCTTAACAGTAGTGGGACTAGACAGTGGTGCTAGATTAACAATTCCAATTACCATTAATCAAACTACTAAATAAAAAATAAAAAATGGGATTCAAAAGATTAGACGCAGAAGATTTTGTAGTAAGTGCTGACTCAGTACAATCTACAGCCTGGTCAACAGGTTTACCTACACTAACATCATTTTATACTTCTTCAGTTCAAGCTGGAAGTACATCAGGAAATTTTTACTTAAGTGTATATCAAGCAAACGCTACAGGTTCTGATACAACTGTTCAATTCGATATTACTTATGGTAATGTTAATGGTTTAGGAAGTGAATATTATAATGGTGCTGTTCCTTCACTTACACCATCAAGAACAGTTTATGGCCAATATAGAACTTTAGTTTTAGAAGATGAAAATACAAATTTCTCATATGGTACAGACAATAATGTATTCACACCAAATGATTTTTGGGCATTATCAGTTGAGAGAGCTAGATATAAAGAAAAATTATTCCCAGGAACTTTTAATATAAAATTATCAGGTTCAGGAGGTTTATTAGAATTAACAGATAACTCAAATGATGTTAATGTTCAAACTTTTATAGGTTCAAATAGAGTATTCCAGATAGTATCAGGTTCTAATGGTAGTGCTATAGCAGCAAATTCAGGATATGCTCCAGGATCAGGATCATATGGTTTATTTTTACCAGACATAGGAACAATATTATTAAATCCAGATGCAATTTCAGAATCAATTAATTTAGTACCAAATAGAGCAGCAGATTTAACAAACGGTACTAATCAGGCTACTTTATATGATTCATTAGTTTTAGGTAGTTCATTTCAATTAAATGCTCAAGAAACAATAACATCAGATTATGTATTTGTTAGATCAAGAAATAGTGAATTTAACTACTCAGAAAATCCATCATTTATATCAGGTTCAACAGGTGAGATAATTTACGAACAATTTATTAACAATCCTCAAGTTTATATTACAACTGTAGGAATGTATAATGATGCTAATGAATTAATAGCAGTAGCTAAAATGTCAAAACCATTACTTAAAGATTTTACAAAAGAATCATTAGTAAGAGTTAAATTAGATTTTTAGGATGAATGAGTGTTTACAAGCCTTTTATCACATCGGATGTTGTTGTAACTCCATTTAAAGTAAACAAGAGTTTTTCTTTCAAAGGGGCAAGTGAACTTACTTCCTCAAATGTAGGCATAGATAGATTTTTTGGTAAAAATACACCTTATATTTCTGGGTCAGAACTAACAGGAGAGATAGTATCCCAATCTCAAGCTTTAATATACGAATCAGCTAAACAATTATATTATTCCAATTACTTATTTGGAATGGATGGTTCACCAGCTAATTTACCTCAGACAAACCCAGATGGAACTATAACAATAGAAGGAGGTAGTGGTTCTTACCAACCAATGTATGATAATTACTTACCAGATACTTTAGATGCTAATAGGTTATTTCCAACAGCATCAAATGATAGGATAGGAGTTATATCCATACCTTCAAATTTATTTGGAGAATATATAAAACCAGGAACATTTTCATATTCTTATGATGATGGTTCTATTTCAGGAACATTCACAGATGATGAAAATGGAAACTTATTTAAAGATGGGTCTAAAGTAGGAGATATAATATACCAACATGGTATTATAGTATTAACTTCTTTTGGTACTTCTATTACTGGAAGTACTTATGGTTCAGCTATATATGGGACTGGGGTATATTCTAGTGCTGGAGCTAATGAATTAGATACTGTTATAACAACTGCTAATATAACATGCTCTTTTCAAAGTACTACTACAATATATGAATCACAATATAAATGTACTTTCAATCCAAATGAATACAATTATACACAAAACCCATCAGCTATATCTAGTAGTTTAAATAGTGGTATAGTGTATGATTTTTTAACAGGTTCTTATTTTGAACCTTATATTACCACAGTAGGTTTGTATAATAATGCTAACCAATTAGTAGCTGTAGGAAAGTTATCACAACCCTTACAAAGTTCTAATACTACTGACACAACTGTATTAGTTAACCTAGACTTATAATATTTATAGATATGGCAAAGAATTTATCTAAATCGGGAATCTCTACAACCCAAACCATTGAGGCATGGCATGTGACTCAATCAATTGACGCATTTACAGGAGCTGATGCTTATAATATTAACCTATCAGGTTCACTAGAAGTAACAGGTTCTTCAAAACTATCAGGTTCTGTTACCTTAAATGATATAACATACCCAACATCAGATGGTACCCAATTTACAGTACTAAGAACAGATGGAGCAGGTAACACAATTTTTGATTATGCTGATAGAGTATATTTAGAAGTTAGATCAGATGAAGCATTAACCAAAGGTGACCCAATCTATATTACAGGATTCAATAATGGTCAAAATAGAATTACAGTAGCTAAAGCTGATGCTGCTGATTCTAATAAAATGCCTGCTATAGGTTTAGTATGGGAGAATGTAGGAATAAATACAAATACACAAGTAGCCACAGTTGGATCTCTAGATGATGTTAATACACAAACAGCACCAAATGATTTTCAAGAAGGTGACGTTTTGTATGTAAAAGCCGGAGGAGGTTTAACAAATGTTAAACCAACAGGTTCTGCCTTAATTCAAAATGTAGGTAAAGTAGGTAGAAGAAATACAAATAATGGTCAAATAGTAGTATTTTCTATTGGTAGATCAAATGATATACCCAATATATCACCAGGATATTTTTGGGTAGGAAATTCAGATTCAGTTGCAACTGCTGTACCTACATCCTCCATATCTGTGACCCCACCAACATTACAACAAGTTACAGATCAAGGTTCATCTACAACAACTGCAATTACAGCCTCTATTATAAGTGCAAGTAGTACAGTATTCATCTCCTCATCTCTTCTAGACCCAGCAGCTCATGTTTTAACAGTTGATACATCTTCAGGTCAAGTTTTTTACACCCCTTTTGAAATATCTTCATCAGGTGGAGGAAACGTAATAGGAAATCCTTTAAAACCATTAAAATTAGATGGTTCTACTGTGACAGTACAATCAACCGGAGTTATTGATGCTAAAGCAACACAAACCAACTTTAAAAATACTAGTGGTACTACTTTAGCTTCTATTGACCATACCACAGGCGATGCCCATTTTGGTTTAAGTTCTGTTGATATAAAAGGTAATGGAGAAATATCATCTTCAAAACAATTGATAACATCTGATGGTCCTGATGTTGAAGATCTTTTAATGATATTATCTCCACCATCTGCAAATTTTGATGATACAGGTAGCGCAGCAGTGAATGTTAATCTTTCAGGTTCCATTAGTGCCTCAAATGCTTATGCTTTAAAATTAACATCACCAGATAATAATACATTTGGTATAAAAGCAGATGGAAGTATTTTAAGTGGAGATGTATCAGGTAGTGGAGTATCAACAGCATCATTTGGAACATATTTAGGCGATGGTTCACAATTAACAGGAATAGAAACAGACCCATTTCCATATACTGGATCTGCTATCATATCAGGATCATTAGATGTAACAGGTTCATTAGCAGTATTAAATGATGTCACTACTTTTAACTCAGCCAATGGATTTAATGTTTATAATTCTCAATTAATAACTTTAGGAACACTTGGAAATACTATAGAAATTGATTTAAATGCAGATGACATTAAATTAGATTTTAATGGAGTTACCCCATCAGTGGGTGATGTTTTAGTAGCTAAAGATACTTCTGGAAGAACAAAATTCACAGCCTCAAGCGCAGTTGGATCTGCTTTTCCATTTACAGGAGATGCTCAATTAACAGGATCATTATTAATATCAGGATCTACTCCTACTATTACATTTGATGGTGGTATTAATATTCAACAACCCTCAGCTGCAACAGATGGTATTAGAATAGGATATAATGCTCAAATATATGAAACAGGTGCCCCCCAATATAATATTGCAATAGGACATACTGCTAAAGATGGTCCTTCTTCTGGAACTGATTATGATCAATCTATAGCAATTGGTAGATTATCAATTGGTGGAGATAATTCTATAGCAATAGGTGGTCAAGCTACTGCAGCAGGATATGATGCTTCTGTAGTTGTTGGAGACCAATCATCGATTACAGGAAATAATGGTACTGTAATAGGTGCTTTATCAACAGCAGCCGGTAGCGGTGTTTCTATAGGAAGAAATGCGGATTCAAATAAACAAGGTAGTATAACAATTGGTACTAATACTACTAACAATCAAGATGATTCAATTGTATTAAATGCAACATCTCAAGTAGTAACTCATGGTGTTGATGATTCGTTTGCAGTTTATATGACTGATGCTACAACACCAGATTTTCAGATTGAACATGATGGTACTTCATTTATGACAGGTATTGGTAAATTTGAATTTAGAAATACAGGAGGAATTGTATCTACAGGTTCACTAACAGTATCAGGATCAGTAGTTGATTTTACAGATGCAACAGCAATCTCAGGTTCAACAT